CTTTATCCGTCCTTGATGGTGCAATATAACCTTCATAGCCGGAATATCAGCGATCCGAAAAAGTTCGTTGAAATCTACAACCAAAGATTGAAGTACAAAGCGGAAAAGAACCCGCTGCAAGCCCCGTTGAAATTGGTGCTGAATTCTACTTATGGAGTGATGAAGGATAAGAACAATGCCCTTTATGATCCCTTGCAGGCTAACCGGGTTTGTGTTTACGGGCAGTTGCTTTTGCTGGATTTGATTGAACGCCTTGAACCTTATGCACAGATCATTCAATCAAATACTGATGGTGTGCTTGTGAAAATGCCGGAAGGACAGGATGAAGATCAATGGTATAGCCTGATTGATGATATAGCCCATGAATGGGAAGTTAGAACCGGGCTGAACCTTGAATTTGACGAATACCGGGAAATCTACCAAAAGGATGTGAACAATTACATTATTCTTGATTCGTGGGGGCATTGGAAATCAAAAGGGGCGTATGTGAAGGAATTATCTTCCCTTGATTATGATTTACCGATTGTCAACCGGGCATTGGTTGAATATATGGTGCATGGTGTACCCGTAAGAAGAACCGTTTTGGAGTGCAACGCCTTGAAGGAATTTCAGCTTGTTTCCAAAATCAGCGGTAAATACACCCATATCTTACACGGAAGCCGGGTTGTGAAAGAAAAGTGCATTAGGGTATTTGCTTCAAAGAACGCTTCTGATGCCGGGGTTCAAAAGGTTCATGCAGTAACAAAGAAGCCCGCCAAAATCCCCAATTCCCCGGAACATTGCTTCATTTGGAATGAAACGGTGAACGGGGTTGAAGTTCCTGAAAAGTTAGATA